TGACTTGCCAAACCAGACGAGTAGTTAGCCAAGCCTTTTTGTTGCGCTCCTGATAGGTTTAAACCGCTTCCAGAGGCACTATTAGCCGCGCCTTTTAAACCTTGTTGCAAAGCAAACTGATAGCCTGGCATATTTTCAAGCTGACTCATCATTCCCGCAGAGCCTTGAGACCCAAGCCCAAGCAAACTTAAATAGGGATTCATTGCCTGCGTACCAATGTTCATGTACGGCGACAAATTTTGTTGTGTAGTTTGAAACGCTTGGTTTTGCAGATTTGCAGCGTAGTTTGCAGCGTTAGCCTGCGTTTGCGCGGCTTGCTGTGCGGCATTTGAGGCTTGCGTTGTCCCCGTCAAATCGCCAATTAAGTTTCCGACAATACTCATTATTCAGCCCCCATCAAGACCATTGATTTGAAGATACCGTCCCTTTGGTACGCCTTAGAGATTCGGCCTTCTTCAATGAAGCCGCATCGTTTTGCCAATTTTAGCGCAGGTGTATTCCATTCGCCAATAGGCGCAAGAAACTTTTTAGCCCCTTTTTTACGCATTTTCTCTAATCCGTCCATAGAAAACTTGTCCACATCTTTTGCCCCTTTTTTCATGCAAATATGCACTTCTTGGAAAGCAGGGGAAAGACCTCTAAACATCATAAAACCATGATTGTTTGTAAAGTATGTGTAAGCAGGATTGTGAGCGTAATCTTCTTTTTTAGCCCCGTCCACTTTGAGCCAATTCCAGACCCGATCATCCTGCATGACAGACGTTACAAATTCTGCTTCGGTCATAGCACCACCCACCGCGAACCGCTAGAAATTGTCACAGATTGACCTGATGCAACCGTCATAGGGCCAGCAGACATTGCGCTTGACCCGCTAGGGATTGTGTAACTTGTTGAAACCGTTTTACTGTTAACGTGCAATCCGTTAGTCGCATTAAACGCAGCAGACGCAACAACGCCAGTAGACGGGTTAACAGTAACGCCAGAATTTACGTAGTTAACCGTAGTCGTTCCGCTTGTGGAAGACTGAAACGCCATGTAATAAGTAGCGTTTGTGCTGGTAGCTGTGTTGGTGATTGAGCTACCACCCCCACCTGCAACCCAAGTTGGTGCTGAACCAGAACCGTTAGATTGCAAAACGTAACCAGAAGTTCCGTAAGAACCGTTGAAAGCCACCGCACCGCTGGTATTAATGGTCACTGCATCGGTTGCAGACCCATTAATCACAAAGTGAATTGCATTAGACGTTGTCGTACCAATCGCCAAATCAGCGCTGGTTGACGTTAAATAGACGTTATTTGCGCCATTTAAAGCGCCTGTACCGCTAAACCCTGACGAATTCATGCCAAAGTCGCCGTAATAGGTCGTTGCAGTACCGTTGTTGTTGCTTACAACGTAATCAGTCGATGCCGCCGTACCATTACTGGTATTTTGTAAAACGATCTGGTTGTAACTGTTTGTGCTTGAAGTAAATGAAGCAAAAATGCTTGTGTCTGAATAGCCAAGCGTTCCATAGCTAAAAGCACCAGCAGACAAAGAGCCTGTGATTGTTTCGTTAGCAACAAATGAGCCAGTTGTAATCGCAGCCGCAAGGCTGAAAGTAACCGCACCTGTTGAAGCAGAAACAGAAATTTGATTGGTTGTACCAGCAACGGAAGTAACGCCACCAGCCGAACCGTTTGCCGCAGATGTAATACGTCCTTGAGCGTCAACAGTAATATTGGCATTGGTGTACGAACCAGCCGTTACCGCCGTGTTAGCTAGGGCGATTGTTACAGTCGTAGAGCCGTTGTAACTTGTACCAGACAATCCTGTGCCAATTGTTAAAGCATTGGCAACAGAACCAGCCGACCCTGTTGTATTTTGGTTAAGAGTTGGAATATCAGCAGCAACGATTGCCCTGAATGTAGGAGCGCCAGCCGTTCCGCTTGGAGATGCAAGGAAATAGTTAGCCGTTTTGCTTGCGTATGGATTTTGTGTATCGCCATATCCAGACGCCAAACTGATTGTAGGAGTTGCCCCACCAGAAGAAACAACAGGAGAAGTTCCAGAAACAGACGTAACTGGAGCAGCTCCGCTAGAAGCTGAAGTTAACCGACCTTGAGCATCAACCGTAATTGACGCATTGGTATAAGAACCAGAAGTTACAGCCGTATTAGCTAATGCAACAGTTACAGCAGCAGACCCGTTGTAACTTGTTCCGCTTAATCCTGTGCCAATCGTCAAAGCATAAGGAGCAGCAGCAGTTACTGTTGTTGAACCACCTAAACTAACAGCATTGCCGTTAATAGTGATTGATGAATTAGCTAGTTGAGCGTTACTAATAGTTCCGCTTAAAACTGTTGTTGGAATGGTTGTGGATGCCGTTACAGCACTTGAACCGTTGGCATACATATAACCAGTTAAACCAGTTACGGTGATGCCTGTAAACGCTTCAGTAGATGAACCGTTTATTTTTTCCCATGCGTTTGTTGTTCCGTTGAAAATTGCCCAATCACCAACAGACCAAAGAGAAATTCCGTTTAATGTTGTTGTACCAGCAACAGAAACAACGTAATAATTATTGTTTGTTCCAGAACTTGATGTAAGCGTTGGTGTGTTTGTGGATGCGTTCCAAGTGCCTTGATAAGCAGGTGAATTTAACGGATTTGTAGTAATCGAGGTAATCTGACCTTGAGCATTAACGGTAATTGTTGGAATTGCTGTTGCGCTTCCGTATGTACCTGCTGTTACTGCTGTATTTGCTAAAGCAATAGTTACGCCAGATGAACCGTTATAGCTTGTTCCGCTTAAACCAGTTCCGATTGTCAAAGCGTTTAAGTTTGAACCAAGCGAAACACCAGAAATTGTGCTGTTTGTCAAAGCACCATTAGGGATAGCAGAAAAGTTTGTGCCAACAAGAGTAGGCGAGTTAGTCCATGTTGGAGTAGATGCCCCGCCAGAAGCTAACACATAGCCAGAAGTACCCGCAGCACTAAATGCGTAAGCAGTACCAGTACCATAGGAAACACCACCAGCAGTAGGAGTAGCTGTTCCATTTGTACCACCTTGAGCAATTGCAACTTGACCAGAAGTAATCTGTGATGCTGCAATGGCAATCGTAGTGCTGCCTGCCGCCGTTAGTTGACCTTGAGCGTTTACCGTAAAAGTTCCCACACTTGAAGCTGAACCATACGAGCCAGCAGTTACTGCGGTGTTTGCAATTGCAATCGTGCCGCTTGTCGTGATCGTGCCGCCAGAAAGCCCTGTGCCTGCGGTGATGCTTGTAACTGTTCCCGAACCGCCAGAGGCTGACAATGTTCCGCCAGAGAATGTAAGGTTTGACCCAATGGTGACGTTTGAGAATCCACCCGTGCCATTGCCGTACAGGATTGAAGTTCCCGATGTTGCTGGCGCTTTTCCATTAAACGTATTCCAATCGGTTGAGCTTAAATATCCGCTAGTTGTCGTGTTTGCTTGAGCAATAGTCAAATTAGGCGATGTGCCACCGCTAGACGCCAATGGTGCAGTCGCAGTAACCGCAGAAACACCTGAGCTAGTTAAAGTTTGCTGTTTAAGGTTGCCAGCGTTAGTTACCACTTGCCAGCCGCTACCGTGTGTGTAGGTCAGCTTATCTTGAGGCGAAAGCGTGACAACAATTTCGTTGTAGGCAGTTGAACCATCCACCAGTTGAATCGTGACAATGGCATTAGCAGTATCCGTATTGAATACTGTCAACATATCAATATCACGCACCGTAGATGCCGCTGGAGCGTTACAAATAGTTACCGCAGTGGTGTTATTGGATAGGCTTAATTGAGTTGCACCAAGATAGGTCGTGCTTGTTTGGTCTGAATAACAAACAGTCGTTTGGAGTTGCGAAGTAGTTACCGCGCCGCCCAAAAACAGCTTTAAGACCCGTGTTGTAGTGTCTAGTCTAATCATGTTTTATCCATGTCGTGCGGCAAACGCCAATGAATCAGAGCCGCTACCGCCGCCAGTTGCTGATAAAGTGCCGTTTGAAAAGATTAAGTTTGCGCCAATTGTCACAGCTTTTAGCGCAGTTCCATCACCGTAAGCCAAACCGTTCACGGTTGTATCAATGGTCAAAACTGGTGCATTGTTAACAACAGTCGTATATCCATTAAAACCGTTAGCGTTTTGAACGCTCAAATTCTCAAGAAACTGTTGCAGTTGCGACAAAGTTAAGCCAGGCGTATTGTTGCCGCCTGTTCTTTGATACAACTGCGTCAAGAACATTAGCCAAGCAGTCGTAATATTCCCGTTCGCATCAAGAAACTTGATGTTTACATTGGGGACGTTTGAAGCTAACTGTGTCATTTTCTATTGGGCGCAGCGTCAATGAAAGCGCCAGACAAAGCAGTTTTAACAGGCTCAGACCATGAAAGTTCAAACACCCTATCTCTAGCCATGCCCAAGCGCCACCAATTGATTGAAGTCAAGTAATAGCCTTCTTTGCCCATTGTTTGACCAACAGGGTTGCCAAAAGATTTTCCGCGATTGTCCGACCACCGCAAGAACACGGTCACAGGCTGATTGTTGTTTCCATTACCCGATTCCATTTCAGCAATGAATTGCTTGTATCTCACGCGATCAGACATATCGTCTTCTTGATGATAGAAGCCGCGAATGCGTGTAATCGGTGTTCCGTTGTCGGTGTAATTATTCTGGTCAAGAAAATAAAGGTTTCCGCTTTGATAGTCGCCCACCACCAGAAAATTGTTCCAGAAAGCAAAACAGTTAGACAAGTGACGGTTTAAGTTGCCGTTTGAATCAGTGGTTGACCATTCCGACCATTGTTGGTTAGACAGATCAAAGCACCATGTTTTACTTGCGCTAGGGAATGTCACCACATAAAAGAAGTGACCATTAATCTCAAATGTGTATCCGATAGCGTCTGACAGCATTGAGTAAGTTTGCAATTCTTGGTCAATCGCAAACGTACTAATTTGAACCGCAGAGAAGTTTTGTGTTCGGCAAATGTAGGCTTGGCCTTGGGGCGATTGAGCAACCCAATACATCTCACCATCCATTTGAGCAATAGAATTAGTCGCAGCACATCCATATTGAATAAACGAGCCAGGCATCTCTTGAAATGGAAACACCGCATTACCAGCGTTAAACCAGACTTCAGTTGTTACTTCACCAAACAGATAAATATAACGGCGAGCAACGCCAATACCAACGATGTTATCAGCGAATCCAGATTTGGCTGCATAGTCAGTAGGGTCAAGTGTGATTGAGTTGTTTAACGAGATGTACCATTGGTTTGTATTTGGTCGGTTGAAAATAAAGTAACCATCAACATAGTTAACTTGATTTGAACCGTAAAACCCACCTTGGTCGCCTGAGCCGCTGTTGTTAATCGGCGCAAGCGTGTTATTACTCATTTGAATCGTATAGCCGCCGTAATTGGTAGACGAGTTCACTGTACCGTCAACCAAAAACACATATTGACCGTTATCAACCATTGAGACAACGCCAGAGCTACTCTGAATCGTTCCTAAACTTTGCAGCCCTAAGTTGCTGTTTAATGTGTACACGGTAGAACCGCAGACACCATAAAGCTGTCCGTTAGAAGCAGAGTAAATGCTACGCCAAACATTGCCATTCGGCGCTGTTGTCAGCGTAGTTAAGCCTGGCATTGGGTAATGAGTCGCAGGGAAAACCGAAGTATCGGGATTCTTTTCCATGTACAGGTTAACGCAGCGTTGAGCGCCAGCAATGACGCTTTTCGTCTGGTAAGCGCCAGTTACTAACGGTAATTTAGCCATTAACCTGCACTCCCAACATAAAAATCGCCATAAATGTTGTAAGCGCCAGATTTTCCACGCAAGGCCACAGGCATGTGCAACAAAGGAATTTGGCTATTTACTTCTTCAATTGCACTCATTGAGGCTTCGGCGTATCCAGTCAATTCAGGCGGGATTGGCACACCATAAACCACGCACAAACGCCGCGCTAAATTCCAATGCAACGCATCCAAGTATTCAGGCGGCAAAACAATCTGATCGCTGATTGTGTTGAATTTTTGCAATTGCACCATCACGCTCAAAAAGATTGTGTATTGGTTGCTTGGCAAAGGCCACACGAAAATATTACCCACAGGATAGCCTGTATCGTAATAAAGATATTGCGGAAAAGCATTGAGGTTTTTAATTGAAATGCGGTCGTAGTCTTCTTGCGCCCGTAAAACAGTTAATGGGTAGTCAACAGGCAGCGGTGTACCTGCATTCATGCGGAAGTAAGCAAACTCAATCTTGACGGGTCGGGCAATATCAAACTGTTGGCCAGGGCCAATTGTGTAAGATTCTGCCCCCGTAGCTTGCAAGGAAATCGTTACCAACTCGTAAACCATATAACGGCGGCGCTGCCATTGCGCCATCATCATATTTAACTGGTTAAACGCATCGTTGGTATCTTGCGCCAAAGGTGTCTGTCCAACACCAATAACGTTAGCTGTCTTCAGCGCTAGGTTGATTATGTCCGAGGGAGTCGTTGGCAGTGGTTGCGTCATTTTTTGGCCTTCCTCGCTTCGGTTTATCAGCCTCTAAAAGCTGACGTTCTTCAATCTCGTCATTCACCAAAACAGAATCACCGCTTGATTTGGTAATCCACTTGGGGAATTCTTTGTAAATATACACAGGAGGAAGCACAGGCTTCCCCCTATAAAACTGCTCGATTTTCATAGGGGGTGCGCTCCGTTTAGACTACGTCAGCAACAATACAAGACCATTCAGGCTTGATTGCAGCGTAACCGTACAAAATGTCCATACGGGTAATCAAGCTGTCAGACATAACGTCGTAGGCTTCGATCATACGCAGGCTGATACCGTCAAAGTTTGCACGAGCAGCTTGAACCACACCAGCAGTAGGCATTTCCAAATCGGCGGTAGCCAATGTGAACGCTTCTGGGTAGTAGGCCAAGTTTTGACGATACTGTGAGCTGGCAGGCATCACCAAGCTGATAGCGGCGCTGTTAGCAGGCGAAGCTGTCACGGTGTTGAAAGCAGCAGGTGCGGGAGTAATTGCTGGATAAATTGGGATGCTAGTCGCGCCAGAAGCAACGTTAGCAGTCACAACGAACTGACGCAATTGACCTTGAGATTGACCAGTCAAACGGTTGATAGCGTAAACGCCAGCAATCGTGATGATGTCGCCCACGTTCAAAGTACCAGTGATTGCGTTCACGGTCAATGTAGTACCAGTTTGGCTTGCACCGTTAACTGTACCAGCAGAGAATGAACCCACGGTATGAACTTGGGTGGTTTGGTCATACATCCAGTCAAAGCCCAAGGTATCCTTGGTGATGATGCCTGTTTCGTATTGGTCGGCAATTTTGACTTGAGGGTTAAACAAGCCAGCCAAAGAGGAAACGGTACGGGCTTGGGTCACGGGGTCAAGAATAATCTTGCGGTCATAACGGGGGGCCAAGTTTTGATCGATAGCAGAGCCAGCGGTCAACCAAGTCGTAGCATTGGGGCTAGACAAAGTAGAACCAGACAAGTTAGCCACGATGTTGGCAGATTGACCAGCCACGTTCATTAGGTCAGCAGCAACGTAAGCAGCCAAACGGTTAACAGCGGGAGCGAGAACGCGCTCACTGAAGTCGTCCAATTGCATGGTTTTCTCAGCAGTACCAAACGACACAGGCACGTTAGCTTGTGTTGCCACAGTCAACGATGTGTTTTGTTCGTTAGTACCTTGAGGGGTAATTGCTGGGCCTGTCGAAACGGTGTAATCGTTAGGCAGACGAACGCGCAAAGTCGAACCAATTTTTGCACCAGTACGGGCGAATTGGTCGTCATATTGGCGGGAGACAGTACGCAAAAATGCGTTAGACTGAGTAAACAGACGAACGGCTTCATTCGTGATCTGGTTAATCGTCAATAGTGAGTTAGTAGTCATGTTGATCTACCTCCTTATGAAAAAGATTAAAAGTGGGATTCCTTTTAACTCTAGCCTGGAGTTTGTTTTAACGGCTCAACACAACAGTTATACGGCCTGCTTCTGCCTTAGTAAACATTTTACGGCAGTTTTTAGGCTGCCGCAAGAATTAACGAGACTTTTTGGTCTTATTGCGCCAAGCCATCCAAGCCTGTGTGTCGCTAATAGGTGGCTCTGCACCGCCGCCGCCACTAGACGAACCACCGCTTACCTCACCCACGGGAGCAGGCGCATTAGAACGCTGTTTGGAAAATTCTTTGTTGGCCTTGTTGCTCAACTTTGTCATTTCAATGCCCATTTGCAGCGGGTTCAGGTTGGCAATGCGAATCGCCTCTGCCACGTTGTCCGAGCGACCCAAGTAAACCAAAACTTTTTCAGGGCTAGGAATTTCAGCCAAAGCGCGTAAAAAGTCGTTAGATTGAACGCCAGCCAAACTTAAATTAGAAATGGCCTTGTCGTATTCAGAGCCAAATTGTTCTTTGGCGGTGGCTTCAATTTGCCCCATTTTTTGAATAAAAGATTGCTCTTGCATCTTTTGCTCGGCAATCTTGGCGGCAACTGTGTACACATCCTCTTGGGATTGAGGTTGATATTGTTGTTGCGGCGCTTGATTCAAAGCGTCAATCTGTGCCTGCAATTGAGCAGCACGTTCACGTTCAGAATTCTTTTGAGCAGCAAGTTCGCCCATGCGTTTACGCGCCCAATCGGGCAACTCATGGTAAGCGTCTTTTTTTAGCTCAGTTTGAACCTCTGCCTTGGGTTCGGCTAATTGCTCAATAGTTGCTTCTGGATTTTCTGTGGTTTGGGTTTCGATTGTTTCTGACATAGTTCCTCAACTGGTGATGGTAGGGATTTCTTGGGCTAACACCTGTGAAGGGTCTAGGAAGTCGGGGTTAATATCCTGACCGATGTTTGTTGCGCCTTCGATCTCGCTCACCATCTTATCAGTAATTAATCCAACATCCTGTGGCTTCACATCTTTAATCAGCACACCTAAACGCTCGGTTTCGGCTTTGAATGCGCTAATCAAATCTTTGCGCTCGTTTTCTAGACGGATAGCCAAGTGGTTCATGGCGTCCATATCGAGGCGTTGTTTCTCCATAGCTTCTTCGGTTTTCTTCTCCTCTAAAGCCATAGTCATTTGTTGAATAATTGCTTGGGCTTGTTGCAATTGTTGTTGGAGCGCCATTTCAGCGTCTGAAGGCCCTGTACCCAAAATTGCAGGGGGAATCCAGTTTCTCATACGCTCTTGCAATTTATCCGCATTCGGGAAGTCAGCCGAACCCATGTACAAATCGCCAATGACTTGCGCCAGCGCAGGCTGTGCAGACAATAGCTTAGTCATAGCATCAAACGCAGCTTCACGGCGGGTATCGTAGTTCGGGCCAACCTCTGCAACCACATCATAAGCACCCACGGCGGGGTTAAAAATGACGTTCACATCACCCGACTCGGCTTCTTCTTGTTTCTTGAGAGGCACTTTCAATTCAGGGTCAAGCGTGATCTGTTGCTCTGTACCATCATCACCCAAAATGCGAACAATGCGTTTTGTGTCGTAAATCTTGGGGTAAAGGTCAATCAGAATCTTGCCTGTGAACTGAATTGCCATGTTCTGCATATCTTGAAAGTGAAATGTAACTCGTTCACCTTGGTTGACACGCTTCTCAATGGATACGCCCGACAATTCTTGGCTTTGAGCGCCAAAAGTTTGATCGTACTGACCCGAAGTCATCATTAACTCTTGCGCTGCCTGTGCCATACCATCCATGTAGACGGGTGAAGACATAGGTGCAGGCGCACGGGCAGGGTTAGGAATGGGGTTGCCTTGCTCGTCTGCATGGTTGTATGGCAGATAAGCATGGTTTTCGGTGTTAGCCGTTGCCCAATAGTTTTCCAAGCCCTCAATGGCCTCAACAGGCGCAAGGTAAGGCGACTTAGATTGCAATGCGCCATACTCTAGGGCAGCCGCAGCGTTGTAGTTGTAGGCGCGTTGCGCGTCTTTCATGTAGCGTACCAAACCTTTACGGTCTAGCTTGCCTTCAAGCGTGATTTCCTCGCCTGGCACACGAACAATTGGCACATACTTACCAGCCCAATCGCCTTTTTCCAAAACAGTATTACCGCCAATCAAGTATTTTTTAATACTGCGCTTGTCAATGCGGCGGCGTTGAATGTCAGCACCAAGTTTGATAGCTTCATTGAGCATCTTTTGCTCATCACGAGACAAATTAGACTGCTTTTTGTAAGTCAGCGAACCGTCTTCATTGGGGATTGAGTACAGCCATTCCTTTTTATCTTCAACTTCATAGTAAGTAGCAAGGCGAACAACGTCTTTTGTAATCCAGTTTTGGCTACCTTGAGCCTCTACAGCAGGCAACAAGGTATTAGGGAATCGGCGGCGAAATTCCTCTTTTGGTATATCCTCATAGATAAAACCAAACTTAGCATCTGAACCGTCACGCTTTTTAATGTGCGGGTCAAGATAGATAGACATCGTATCTGGCACTTCTTTGATGTAAATCTCTTGGTCAAAGCTGGAATCGTCAGCGTAAGCTGTCGTAACAATCCAGTAGCCAATGCCACCACCAACTTGCGATTCAGCCGCCATGTCATAAGCGACCTTAGCGTTTGAAATGTATTCTGTGTGACGCACTAAACCTTCAAAGACTTGAGCAGCTTCATAGGTTGCCTCGTCATTGGTAGGATGAACCGTAACGCTAGGCTTGTTGGCCTTTAAGTTGTTGACAACGTGCAGCCAGTGCGTGTGCGTCTTGTTGATCGTCACCATTGGCTGAGTATTCAGGCGGCGGCGAGCTTTGACCGCTGGCTCCCATTGGTCTTGATTATCCGAATCAGCAAACAGGAAACGCATATCCTCACGAAAACGCTGACGGGTATCTTGTTCCCAATCTAAACAGGCTTTAAAGTGCTTTTGCGCTCTTGCAACAATGTCTTCGTCTTTGTCGTATGCCATGTTTACATCCAGTATCCCGATGTGCGGGAGAAATTGTTAATCGGTCTCGTTTGCAGTTTGGCTTTGTCTTTTTCACGATTTCTGAGCATTCCAGGGAAAAGTTCAGTTAAAACCCAAATCCAAGCGTCTGCTCGGTTAGGAGATTTGCTTCCCGTGTACCCATTTGATGCAAAACCAGACAATTCTTCTTCCAAATCAGCAAAACGACCAACGTGCCTAATTTTACCTTGCTCGTACAAACTTGCAAATGGTTCAGCGCGTACAACTTT